TAGCTCTGTTTTATTTAATTTCTTATCGTACTTTTGAACTGTTAATAATACTTCTTTATCAATTCGATTTTTAACACTCATTAAATTTCTCCATATTCAATCTTTAAGCTTTCAGTTTCTTTTGCGTTTCCTTCTTTTAGTTTTTGAGCTAACTCATTTGCTCCTTCTGTATCTTGTAACATTCTTTGAATTATAGGTGCTATTATTTGAGCTTTCTGTTCGTAAGGCACTTGTGCAACTCCTTGTATTTGTCTTAATACCTTTATTTTTTTCATATCATCAAATCTTTCATTTGAGCCATAATCCCAAGCTAAGCTATTTTCTGTTAAAGGTATTATGTTTTCATTGATGTCTTGTGTTTGTTGCATTCTTACTATGTTTATAAGTAAGTTGTTTATTTGTGGTTCTATTTGTGTTTTAATAGCTTCTATTGTCATTTCACTAGCATTAGCACTTAATACTACGTTTGCTTCATTCATATAACTATCTTTTTCATAACCGAATGTTGCTGGGCTTAATCCGGCCATTTGTATTATTTGATAATCATAAAACTTAAATGATTCTATGTATTCTTTTACTCTTACGTTTCCTTGTAAGAACTCAAATATTTGATGGTCTCTATCTCCTGGCATAAGTGTAAAGTAGTCTTGTAATTTTCCTACTGAGACTTGATTTACATTAAAGTAAGTATTAGGTTGCCATTGTGTTATTATGTTTCCTGATTGATAATGTTGAGATGTTGCTATTCTTGTTCTCGTCTTTTCTATTTCATCAGCTATTACATTTAATACATTCATTTCTTCTATGATTAGCTTTTTGCTATCTTTAAAGAAGTCCTGTCCACTATCAATGTTAATAATTACTTCATAAGGTAGTATGTATTTATCTAAATACTCTGTTCCCATTCTGCGATTATATTCGGCGATGGTTATTGGTATTTGTTTATTGTAGTGGTCTATTTTGTAAGCCTTTAACTCTATATAAGACTTGCCATCTTCTAACTTAATATGTCTATGTAACTCTAAATCTTCATCGCATTCCACTAATGTACAACTATAAACTTTGTCAAACTTTTGTACTAAATCAAATATGTTGTTAGGTTTTATGCATTCCAAATATACTTTGCCATCAAATTTATGTAAGTATAGAAAAGCTTCCTTACAATAAATACTATTTTCAAGAGCTTCTTTAAGCGAAGGCATAAGCCAATTTATATTGTAGTTTTCCGCTTGTAAAACTATGTCACTTCCAAATATCTGATTCACTATATAATTAGCTATCTTTTTTGGAGATGGTGCTAACTTGTATTTTCTTATTTTTTTTATTTTTGGTTTTTTGCCATTTATCAAAGCATTTTCTGTAACTTCTACATCTACTTTTATAAATGGTGCATCTAATGGACTAAATTCTTTTAAATTACTCACTTATTTCTGCCCCCTCATATACAATACAATTTAAATCTAGGCTTTTATCAGAGCTATGTAAAACTCTTTGAGGTCTTAATATTAGTGTAATAATGTTTGCTCCAAAGTATCTTTTCTTGCCGAATATCGTTACTTTATAATCTTGTTTCCAATCTGCTCCTTTTTTTATTCTTACACTCTTTACTTTGGTAGAGTTGTAATAAAGATGTACTCTCATATTTCCTCCTATACGCAAAAAAACACAAATAGCTTTTATACTATTTGTGCTTATTGAACTTGTAATATTTCTTATTTACACTTTTTTATATGATTTTATAAATTTAATATTGGTTTTATATAACTCATACACCTCTATAGTTTTACACGTCTTACAAGGTATCTCTATTATTAAAGGTGTTTGTTGTGATATTCCTATTCTTTCTAAGTCTTTCAAGTAATCTTCTATGTTTACATTCATTAAGAATCTTTTACTTGCATGACATCTTACTTCCATTCTTACTCCTATTCTTCAGCTAATAGGATTATATTACAGGACATTTGCCTATATCTTGCCAGTAGTCTATTATGTATCGAGTTGCATCTACAGAATGGTCTAACTCTTTTTTATAACAATTCTGCCCTGTGCTTAAACTCTTTATGTTATCGTACTGATAACTTTCAAATTCGTTTAAACTTTCATCACGTATATTATATACCAAACTTCCGTTTTTGTCAATGGATTTTATGGACTTATGTTTGTAAATATATAATACTTCTTTGTAGAATAGCGATTGTAATTGTTGCACTCCTTTGTCAACACTTCCAGGTCCTTTTTTTGCTTCTTCATATTGAATATTGGCATTGTATAAAGCATTACAAAAGTGTGTTGCTTCACTATCTACTATATTAGCTGTTATTGGTATTCCTTTATATTTATCTCTAAGATATTCTATGAATAATTTTTCTTGTTCTACATAATAAGCAGTTGTTGGTTTTTCTCCTTCTTCTGCTGGATCATGATAATAACATTCAAGTCTTATTAATTTCCATCTGTTTTCTTTAAAGTCAAATCCTAATGCTATTGGAACAAATGTAGTTGGATTTACACTACCATAGTCAACTCCTAATCCTATTTCTTTTATTTGTATGTCCTCAAGGTTGTCTATTACATTTATCTTGTTAAATACTTTGCCTTCTGCTACTACCCATTTGTTGTAAATCTTCTGTTGCCTTAATGCTCCTTTTGGAAATGTCTTTATTGCTTCATCTATTTTTTGTTCTGTGTCTAGCATTGGATTATCAAAAGGATAAAATGTATATCTTATTTTATCTCCCTTGTCAATGTATTTCATTTTATAAGGATGTCGTTCGTTTCCTTCTACGTTAAAACTATGTATTGTCTTTTTAAATGGATGTCCACTAAAACTAACTTGTCTTCCTGGTAGTTCATCAAAGCTCTCTTGTAAACTTAAATTGCCATAAATCCTTGCTGCTTCATCTACCCATATAAATATTAGAGGTCTTCCTAAAATTCTGTTAAAAGCTATTTTCGTGTTAAATCCAAAGAAGTAAAACTTAACATTCCACATTTTAAAATACTTATCATTCTGTCCAAATACTAATTCATAGTCTTTTCCTTGTTTATACCCAAAAGCATCTAAATGTATTTTAAGTGGTTCTACTATGTTTCCTTTGAGTGTTTGTAAATCCCATCCAATTATAGCTCCATAAAACTCTCTTGTATTATCGTACTTATGTAATTCACTAGCATATAATATCATACCTAAATCTATACTAAATGTCTTTCCACTTTGTACACTTCCTAGTACACTTATTTCAGGTATGTTTTGAGCTTTTATATCATTTATCAGTTTCCATTGTTTCTGGCTTAGATTCATCTTCTACCTTTTTTCTTCTTACTTTTTTGGTTACTTCTTTATTATTAGCTTTTAATAATTCTTTTAGTTCTGCTTCAGAATATTCTATTCCGTTAGATAATTTATTTAAGTAATTACCATTAGGCATCTTTATAAATTCTGTTGCTTGTAATAAGTCTATCATTCTTGTTCCTCCTTTTCATAAAATGCTTCTTTTAATTTGTCACTACCTTGTATGTTAATATTTAATATTGGTTGCTGTGTATTTCCATTTTCTTCTTGTAATTCTTCATTCGCTTCCATGAGTGTTCTATAATTAGTACTATTCCCTTGCACTGCTCCAATCCATAATCCTATAGTTGCTAATTGTGTTGGATTTAAATTGCTTATATCTATTCCAGCTTTTTTAAAATTATCTGCTATAGTACCATCATTTAATTTTATATCACTATTTACTAGCCATTGTATTGCTTTTTTAAAGGTGGCTTTTTCTTTTCTTACTTCTGCTGATTTTAATCCACCTTTCTTCTGTTCCTCTAGTGTTAGCTTATATTCTCCTGGTCTTAGATTTTGTTCATTAGCCACTATCTCACTTCCTTTTTAGACCTTCATCTACGTATCTGCAAAATTTACTACTGCTCCATATCGCTACTTTGCTTGGACTTTCTCCAATAGCTATAGCTTTCCTTATTTTACAATATACAATCCACAGAATACTCTTAGGCTTTTTATTGTCAAAAATCCAATCATAATAAATACAATCTCTTTTACTTAACATTTAATCCTCTTTTCTTTCTATAAACACAATGTAATTGCATAAGGATTTTACTTATGTCTTACATTAGCTAGACTGCATAAGCTTCTATATCACTTTTGTATGGTGTTTCCTATGTCAATATAGTCTCATAGGCTTAAACCTTAACCATTACACTTTTTTATGCAACTACATTCTATTTATAGCTAATAACTAGGATTAGCTGTGTAATAAATTTAAGGATGGTATGAACATCACTATTTTATTGTTCTGTTTATATTAAGTTGCCTAGTACTTTAATATTATATGTAGATAAGGATTTGCACCTTATATGAAATATAGCTAATTATTTCGTTCCCACCGCGTCTACTATTACAATATAAACCGACTGCACAATTACAATCCCCTATTGCTTATATTGTTTTACCACTACCGCATGAAGCCTCGTGTCTATTCCGCCACTACATATTTTTATTCTTTAAATACACATTGTAAATCTCCATTTATATTTCTTACAATATGACATAAGTTTGTATCTTTGTTTTCACAATCTCCGCATACTTTTCGTTCAAATAATTCCATTTCAGCCTTTTCTTTATTTCGTTTGTATCTCTTCTTTTTTATGTATTCTTGCATTATGTTATCTGCTATGTAACTATTTCGCATAATATTCTCCTTTTTTGGAAGTTGCCTAGAACTTCTTATTGGATTATTCAAATCTTAGAAAGGAGGCACTTTTATGCCTTTTATATTAATTTATCTAGGATATTAATATACTATTTTAAAGCTTCTAATATAGGTTTGTTTATTTTTTCTGCATACTTTAAAGCTTCTTCTCCGTTTGAGAATACTTTTTTAACTTTAAATTGATTCATTACAAACCATACTCTATGTACTGCTTCTTTTTTAGTTGTTAAAGTATATTTGTCCTCTTCTTTATGAGTAATGTCATATTTACTAACTGTTTTATCTACTTCAATTATCTCTGATTCAAACTTTTTAGGAATATCTTGATTAAATTTAGCAACTTCCCATTGTTGTTTATTTAGTTCGTTATAATCTACTGCAACTAATATTCCAGCTGTTGGTAGTACTGAATAATTATGATCATCATCTCTATAAATTGAGAAGTCCTTATTTACTATTTCTATATTTTTATAAAATTCATCTAGGTTTCGTGTCATTTATAAATCCCCCTTGTTTCATTTCTTGCATAACTCTTTTATTTATATATTCTTTTGGTAAGTACACATCTGGTATTCTGTTTTCACTTTTTAACTTAGTCCAATATTTTCTTTCTTCTTTGTCTTTTATACTGCCAATATTTATTGTTCTACTTTTCATTGTTGTATATAAAGGTTCTGTTTCAGGAATGCTACTTAATTTCATTGTAAATTCATCTAATCCTAAATTAAGAAATTCTGTATAAGTAATGTTCTCATATCTAGCACAATAAAATGCATATGCTTCTTCTAAGTCTCTGTAATAAGCAAAACAGAATTGTAAGCCTCCTGATTTTCTGTCTTTTTCTATTTCTTCCTTAATTATTTGGGCTGGGAGTTTTTACTGTGTCTTTTGTTTCTCCCTCTCTTAAGATAAATGTAAATTCTTCTATAAACTTTGTAGCTTGTTCTTGATTATGATAATCTAATCCTATTTCAGCCACAAAATCGTCTATTTGCATATTGAATGTATCTTCTATTATTTCTATTACTATTTTCCCTGCTACTGTTTCTCTTTCTTGGTCTATTAAATAATTAAGATTGCTTTCATCTCTTATTGTTTTGTTGCCTTCTTTTTTCTCTATTACGAATGGATTATTGTCCATTGTATAACCTTGTTTTGTTAATTCAGCCATTACTTTGAATCTTGCTTCACTATCAATTGATTGTAATCTATTAGCTGTTTTAACACTTCTAGTAAATTCTATTTGTTTTTTTACTTTATCTTTTTCATACAATAGAGTAAATTTATCTCCATCTATCTTTTTAAACTTGTACATAAATCCTCCTTATAAAATTAGAGCCGTGTTGGATGCTCCACGGCTCAGGTCAACAAGTGCTACTCGGACTAAACGAGCCATCATTGTATTAATTACGGTGACTGTAGCTTTTTACTGTTAACATTATATCATGGTTTATAAATTCTATTTCGTAAATTTTTTCGGCTATACTTGTCCATATTCTATAGCTGTTAAATATATCATTTTATCTTTAAGATGGTAATACATATCTTTACTAATTCCATCGTTTACTTCTGCGTATATTTGAGAATGTCCTTTAAAGAATATCTTTTTTATATCTTCTTTTTCCTGGTCGCTAAACTGATCTAATGCTCTTTCTATGTTCTTTACTTTTTCAATAGCAATTAACATTCCTCTAGTTGTAATTGACTTGTCTTTTTCTTCTACTACCATTTTATTTATTTTTCTTTTGTTTTCTTCATAGTTGTATAATTCAGCCATAATGTATTTTTTAATATGTTTATCTATTTTATAATAACTCATTCGTTTACCTCCTACACTATTACTTTTTCAACATTTAAATAATACTTTGGTGGTTCTACCATTTCTTCATTCATTCCTAATTCATGATAACTAAAACATTCTACAATTCCGTTCTCTGTTTGATACATAACAAAATTAGGATATTGCTTTACAAAATAGTATTTTCTATTATTACTTTTGTGTATCTCTGGTATCTGCATATTTTACCTCCCCATAGTTCTTTGTTTGAATCCAACTCTTAAATCTATTACATTCTTCTTTTTTATCTACTTCTTTACAGAAAAATCTTTTACTACAACATTGACATAGTTTAGTCATTCCAACCAAGCTCCTTTACTTTTTCGTTTATTGCTTGTAATATCTCCATATCAATATATCCGTTTGTTAAAATCCTTTTTGTTTTTAGTTTAAATATTAAGTTGTTATTCTCTACCCATCTATAATTTGTTTTATATTCTATCTCTTCTAATTTTTCTTCATCATATTTTTCAGTTATTTTTGTAAATCTCTTTTTCAAAATCTCATCTGCTTTACTCAATATTATCAGCTCCTTTCAACATTGCTAGTAATCTTTTCCAATCTTTCTCATCACAGTCGTCTCCATAAGAAATTGGATTTTCTAAATCTCTTATCATTACTTGTCTATCTTTTTCAGTTAATAAAGCTAAATTGTTTTCTATAAATTCACAAGTCCAATGTACTATATATGTTCTTCTTCCTAAAGCATATCTCTCAGCGCTTACTAATATCATACTCAAATCGTCTTTATTTCCGTTTATTTTTACTTGCATACTTCCTCCTAACTTAATTTTCTACCACACATTGGGCAATAATTTATTCTAAAATAATCAAAAGGCTTATAGCCATCTATATCTTCTCCATCTAATTCTACATATAATGTATATGTTAATTCTTCCATCATTACTTGCCTTAATTCTATAAGATTTTCTTTATCGTCGTCTATGTCTAATATTTGTTTATTATTTACTCTTTTATCGCAATATTGACACATATTCCTCCTCCTAACTGCTGTATATTACAGCTAAACTTCGTTTCCCCAACAATCCCAGCCTTCTACTTGTTGTCTTGCAAATAATTCTATTCTTGGTAAATCTCCAAATAAATCAACAATTCTTTGTCTTACTTCATCTGGCTTTCTACTATGTTCTCTTATTTTTGAAAACACAACTTGTTTTACCGATTTATCTACTCTTTTTAAAGGTTTTCCTTTTGTTGCCAATAAACATATTTCATTATTAGCTCTTGTGTAATATCCCATGCCTACAAAAGGGTTGTCATTTTTCTTGTTGAATTTTATCCAACTGAAAGCACAAGTTTTGTATTTAAATCCCCATTTTTTTATAAGTTCAAGTCCTTCCTCTAAACAAGGATATGTAACCCATAGAAACAATACTGCGTTATTTGTTACTATTTTATTAATAGGTAATAATTGTATATCTTGCTTTTTCATTGTTGAATAATGAATGTCAGCACTTCTTCCTAATCCAGTATCTCTTGACCAAACTTTAAACTGCCAAGGTGGGTCTGCATAAATTATATTATATCTTTTATCTGTATTATATATATCTACTTTCATATTTTTATCCTTTCACATTTTTCTAATGACTTTTTATATGTTTTATCACATTTTTGTAACTTTATAACTTACTTATCGTTCTTTATACAATTTTCTAAATCTTCAACTGTTATTGAATAATATTCTTCCATAGTTGAAATTAAATCTTCTAAATAATTAATCCTATTTTGTTGCTCTTCACATAAATCTAATATTATATCTATTGCATCTATATCTTTTTTTGTTAGTTTCATACTTAATCCATAACAAGATAAAGTTGATAATATTTCCTCTGCTTCTTTCTTATCCATTTATTACTCCTTTTCTAAACCTTTATAAACTAATCTCCATTCACTATCATAAAAGGATATTATTAATTTATTAAATAAATCAAAGGCTTCTATTTTATTAAATTGCTTTCCAAAATAATTCTTCCATTCTTTATGATAAAATTTTAATTCTATTTCAAACATTATTACTCCTTTTCTAAAAGTGATTGCAAAACTGGAATGACCAAATAATTATGAGATAATTTGTTTTCTTTATCTTGTTTTTCTAATTCTTCTATTTTTGCTTTTATTTTTAATACCCATTGCATATTTATTTTATGTTTCATTCCTTCATAAATAATTTGATTTTCTCTTTCTCTTGCTACAATTTCAGTCGCTGTTGTCTCTTTATTTAATCCATCTTTATATCCCTGTGCATATCCTAAAATTTGTGTTTCTGCTAAATGTATCATTTGTTGATTCGTTTCTCTTTCTCTTTTTAATTCTTCTATTTCTTTAGATTGTTTTTCGATTATATCTAGCAAAACTTTTATATAATGTTCACTAGCAAGTTGTGTGTTCCAATGTAGTATTTCCATGTGTGTTTTCCAATAATCGATTGCTTTTCTTTCTTCATCACTTAACATTGTTTTATTCCTCCAAAATTTCTTTTATTTTTAAAATATTTTGCCAATTCTCTCCATCTTCAAAATAATTGTTTTTGTCATTTATAAAATCTATTGCTTTTTTATTTTTCTCTTTTTCTTTTTCATAAGCTGTTAGTATCCACTCTATTGCTTCAGCATCTTTATCAAATTCGTATCCTATTGATAAACAATGTAATCTAAGGTCTTTCAATTGTTCGATACACTCTTCTATATTCATTTACTTACACCTCACAATTCAAATTCTTCATTGCAATCTTCTAAACCACAAATATAATGTATTCTATTTTCTAATCTTTTTATTTCTTTTTTATAACTTTCTTTATGTTTTATTTCATCTATCTGTTTGTCCATTTCTTCTAGTATTCTTTGTCTATCATATCCTGATAAAATATCTACTTCTAATATAAACTTTTCTCTATATGCTTCTGCTCCATTTAGTATTAATCTTCTAGCCATTTCTTCATAATCAATCTTTTGCATTTTTGTACCTCTCTTCAAAATATTTTATTACATCTTCTTTATCTTTTAATGATGTTTCAAGTTCTCCATTATAATTAAATACTGGAAATCCTGTTAAAAATTCTGCCATTTTATTTATCATTCTGTCTCTGTCTCCTAAAATAAGGAGCAAGTCTGTTATTCTATTATTAGCTTCATATAAATCTGCTCTGGTATTTTCTAACTCTTGTAAAACTACATCTTTAGCAATTGACATTTCTCTTGTTATATAATCTCCTGCATTAAAGAAATCAAATTCTTCTAGTGCTTCATCTATTTTCATTTTTCTTTCCTTTCAAAATAATTTCTTACGCATTGTTTACATCTTCTATAATTGCAATTAAAACCTTTGTTTATTTTACAAATGGAAGGTACTTTCTTTGCGTATTTAGCTATATACAAAGTCATTGCTTGTATCATATCTTCTTTATGGTTTATAATATCAATTAATTCATTATAAATTCTTATATATTCATCATGAACATCCTTATTTACCATTTTTATTCTCCTTGTTTTCTTCTTTTGGTTTTATTTCTATAACTAATTTATTAGTTGATATCAATCCTGTAATAAATCCTAATAAAAATATTAAAAATAGCATTATTCTTCCTCCTCTATAATAATCGCTATCTTTCTTCCTTTTTTGTCTTTTCTTTTATTAGCTGGAGAGTTCCAAAAATATACTGTATCTCTTTTTACATTAAAATGCTCTGCACATTCTTTAGCTGTTCCTTCAAATAAAAAATTCTCTCCTTTATATACTGCATATATAGTCATAGCCAAAGCACTTCCTTTATCTCCAAAATAACTTTACTTTCTTTTGCATACTGAAAGGTATCTGTAAATCCTGTTACACAATTTCTATTATCGTCTTTCAACTTTCCTGCTTTTACCATTGCATCTAAAATAAACTTTTTAGCAAAACATACATTATCAAGGTCTCGTTTTTTGTTTTCTTCAATCCAATGGAAATGTATTTGTATAGGATTATTGTATCTTGGTAATTTATTTATGTACCACATTATATCTTCTTCTGTCTGTCTCTTCATATTAGCCCCTGCATATCTGTTTTTCCTACATTCATTTATGTAATTGTTTAAACTAGGCAATCTTAAAGGTATTTCTATTTTATCTACATATTCTTTAGCTATTACTTTGTTTTCCATATTTCCTTCCTCCATTTGCCTTATGAATAACTTTTGCTATAATGATTCCTGTTTTTGTAAGTTCTGCATCTTCCTTATATAGTCGTTTACTACTCATAATCATTGCTTCTGCATTAGAAACTAATATAAGATTTTTTAAATCAAAATTGTTAATATTCCTATCTGCAAATATAACTTTATATCCATCTGGAATTTTTTCATTTTCTTGTTCATAAATATACCTTGCTTTAGTTGTCCAATATCCTTCTCTACTTTTTACCATTGCCCCACATTTTTTATTTTTTCTTTCACTTCCAATAGGTTTATAGTTACTTGGCTTTTGTCCTTTTTTAAACATTGTCCTTTTGCATCTTTCATATTGTTTTGGCGACATATATCCTTTCATTCCTTTGTTGAAAGGTGTATGTCCTTTTTCAAATCTCGTTATAATGTCACTCTTTACATTTAATCTACTCTTTTTTTGTTTAATAGAATTTTCAGATATTTTTAGTTTAAATCTTTTATTAAACATCTCTGTCAATTCTTTACAAGATATACCTTTTGCATTTTCAATTATAAAGTTATTTTCTTCATCCGAATAATTATGTTTCATTCTTTTCACCTATCTGTAATGGTTTTGGAATTTTATCTATCTCTCCACATTCGTTATAATATTTTATTGTTTTAAAGGCCAATTCTCCATTATTTATAATCCTTTGTGCTATGTTTGCTATGGCCATTGCTCTTTCTCTTTCTTCTTGTAAGGCCTCACCTATTAATTGTTCATCATTCAATCTCTCTAATTCTTCAAACAAATGGTCATTTAAATCAAAAAGTCTATTCTTTGATACAATCTTCATTTTTAATTTTTCTTTATCTTCCATAGTTCCTCCTGTTCCACTCAGTTTATTTTTTTGTTGCATTCCTAAAATTTATGTGTTTTTTTGTTCTTCCTCTAACACTTTTTGCAAAGCTTCCTCAAACGTTTCCACTATTTCATTATCAGTCATATTAAACTTTATGCTTAACCAGGTTGCTAGTCCGTAAAAATTTAATTCTTTTTCCATATTTCCTCCTGTTTCCACTCAACTTTTTCATTCCATTTACATTTATAAACTCCAACGAATTTATAGTCTTCACATCTAAAACATTTATATATACAATCTTTACATACTCCTATTAGTTTTGGATATTTCATAAGCTACTCCTTAAAATATAAATTTATATAAAAATATTGTGATTGTAATTAAAATTATAAGTATTTCCAACTCTCTTATTATTTGTACTTCAATTCTTAATCCGAATAAATCGTATAATTCTTTACATTGATGAATAACAATTGTAGTTATTATATAATCTATTAAACTAACAATAGCCAATATTAAAAATATAAATTCATACAATTTCATCTTTCTTCCTCCTCCTTAAATTTTTTATATTTATCCCAATCTACTACATTAGCTCCTACTATTCTCCAATCTGTATCTAGTCCGTCTACGTATTTTACTTTGCATTCTTTGTATAAGTTTCCTCTTGCTATTGGTATATCTGTATCTTTTATACACTTAATTATTAAATAGCTTAGATAATGTTCTTTTATTGCATTATTTAATACATTTATTACTCCTGCTTTATTCTTTGCTACTACACATTGTCTGCCTTTTGTACTTGTTAAATATACTTTAAAATAATTAGTCATTTACTACCTCCGCAAAGCTATATTTTATAAATCTTACAGGCTCCCCATATCTATTCTTTTTCTGTTCCCATTCTTTCTTGAATGAGTAGCCATCTTTCTGTAATCCGTCGATTCTAGCTCCTAATTGCATTATTCCTAAATCTTTATATGCCTGCCAACTTGTTATAGAGCCATAATCATTTATGTATTTTAAAACTTTTTGTTTTTGATTCATTTGTACTCACTCTCCTTTATTTGCATATAAATAGCTTAAGTCTCCATATTCTCTTTGTTCAAATACTTCTTTCGTTTTTTTGCTACTTGTATTGTATTTTTCCTCTAATATGGCTGTTGCCTTATCTATTCTCATTAAAAAATCAAAATCTGCTTTCCAACCTCTCTCATTTTTCCCTATAAGAAAATCAGTTGTATTTGCTTTTTCACATATTTCTTTAAATTGTTCTAATGTAAATTCTTTAGCAAAAGCATCTATACTCTTCTTTCTTTTATCAGTTATTTTCTGTATTTTAGAAAGATTTGTACAAATAGAGTTATAGACATCAACAATCTCTTTTCTCTTCTCTTCTTTTTCTTTTATATTATCTTCTTTTCTTTTAGGAGGTACTCCTCGACTAGTCCTCGTCGAGCCCTCGTCGAATAGTAGTCGAAATTTTTGATTATCTTTTTCAAATGCAGGTATTTTGCTTTCTGTAGGCTTGTCTATCTTTTGAAAAGTATTCCAACTTAAAAGACTATAATAATTGCTTTCGTTATAAGAGTAGAAAAGTATGGACATATTTCGGCTTATCTCTGATAAGGCTACTTCAACATCGGTACTTCTCATTTTCTCATTATAAGGAAATAGTGTAGACTTTAAATACATTGGATTTGCTCTTCCCCTACCTTCATCATCTGCAAGTGAAAATAATCCTATAAATACCACTTTTGCTAAATTAGATAATTTTCCAAAATCTTCACTTTGCCATATACTAGGGTCAATCATTCGTTTTCTTGCCATATTATCCCTCCCCTATTCTTTTCATTATGTAATTGTATGTATCTTCTGCACACTTAATAGGGTCATTATATATCTGTGTTCCACTAAATCTAAGAACTTCATATCCATTCATTTTTAAATCATATTCTCTTTCATTATCATGTTGTACTTGTTCTTTTGTTTTTTGATGAAATTCATATCCATCGCATTCTATTGCTAATTTAAATTTTGTGTTCTTTAACTTATCCTCAAAAATAAGGTGTGTTAAATAATCATCAGCTAAAAAAGCAAAATCTATATAATATTTTCTTTCATTACAAACTACCTCGTATTGTGGAAATAAATAGATGTCATTATATTGTTGTTCATTACAATACATCTCAAATGCTGTAATAAATATTTGTTCAATTGGACTTTTTATTATATCTGTTTCCCAAAAAAGCGGATATATATGTTCTTTTACCAAAGGCATCATTAACAATTGTTGAACTTTTTTAGGCGATTTTAAAAACATATCTAACCAATATTCTGTTTTATTATAATTAATTTTCATTTTTTTTCTCCTTTCGTGTAATCTACAAATAATTGATTCCATATCGTTCTCTAAATTCATCTTTTGTTTTTCCATAATGTTCTATCCATTTTTCTTCCGCAATCTTTTTCCATTTTCTATTTAATTCATTGTCAAAATGTATTCCTGTACAAT